ATTCTCTCAACAATACTTTAGACATTTTCATCCTTCCTTAAGAGCGGGCGCAACCCGCCCGAATCTTGCTCCCTTGCAACAACGAGCAACCGGACGAAGATACCAGTTTCTCTTTGCGATAATCTTAGTGCGTGTCATTTTCTGCCTCCAATTTTTGAATTTTTATTCCACAGTCGCCAAAAATCATGTTTAAAATATATGAAGTTCCCGAACTCAAACATCCTAAAATAAAATAATTTATGATAGTATGTTCAAAAGTAAATAGTTCTGTCCAGTCGTTTACACCACACAAAAAGACACCTACCCAAAAACCCATACACATAGGACAATGAAACAGGTCACCGACGCCACCTAGCCAACCTTTAGACGGTCGTATTTTATTGAAAATTGATGCATAAACCAAAAGCTGCGTCATTCCATACGCAGCCAACACAAAATATAATAATTCCATTACACTCCCATCATAGTATATAACTTAAAAAATATGGACTAACCCTACCAAAGCCCGGTCGAATACCACCCTTTTCGGCACCTTGTGGAACTTCACCCAATTCTGTCGAATCTGCGCGATCAGGGTCGAGATATTCATCTTCTTCCATCTGTTTATACTTTTCAACATATTCAAAATAAGGTCTTTCTTCTTCAATAAACTTAGAAATATTCATAACCACCAAAGGTAGCTGCCTTCTTTCCTCTTCTTTACCAACAAGTAAAGCTTCTATAGAACCATATACATTTCCTGCGCGCGTTGTCTCAGGATTTATAATTCCTTTCTTTCGCATAAATCGAAAAAAACGATCCTGCGTGTCATACACAATATCACTTAAAAACTCTTTTGGGAATAGAACGATCTTATCACTCTTCACCACAATATCGACATCAGGGTGATCATAAATTAAAAGATCATTATCTAAACTTCGACGTATATTCAAATTGAAACTGATAGGGACCGAAGAGACCTCTTGAGCTTCTTGAGCTTTTTCCTCTTCAGCCGCTGCACCAACTTTGATAGAAATAGCCATTTAATTATCAAGCTCCTGTGCCAGTTGTTGAATTTTAAGAACACTCCTTATCATATCTTCGGTGATATCTTCTTCGGCGTAACTTTCAAGCTTACTTAAAACCTTTTTAGCATTTTCTAACATAGACTTATCTGACTTTATCTCTTCCAGTTTCATGGAATTCTTGAGGCTGTTCTTAAGCCTACCTATTTCCTCATTCAAAAACACCTTTAATTCTAAATTGTTATCGGAAAAGGAAGAAATATATCTGCCAAGAAGACCCTTTTGTTCTTCGCTTAATGTATCACCATATTTGTCATTAAACTTGTTGACAAAAGTCTTATACACAAGATTATCAATGGGAACCATCTTACCTTCTTTCTTTTCTTCGGATTTTATGAGGCTTTCAACGATCTTAGCCTCTAACAGCACACGCTCCTTAACAGGAGCATCTGAATTAAATATTTGTGCAATAGTAGCAAGGTTCTTATAGTTGGGTACAAAATTTGTAAATATACTCTTCGTATATTCCTTATTTATATCATTAATCAGTTCAGTTTGTTCCTCAAAAACATCAGAATCCAAAATATATTTACGTTGGGCTCTGACTTCAAAAATTAATTTCTCAGCAATAATTTTATCTAACCCATGAGTTTCACGAAGAGCCTTATAAAGCTGTAGTTCTTTATAGAGATTTGTGCCTTTGGCAAAATGTTTAGAAATTATACTTAATGTTCTACGCCTCTTGCCCTCATCCTTATGTACTACCGCTTTTGTTAATTCATTTACAAGAATCTCAAATAAAAACGCAGTATTTCTTTTTTTATTATGCCTCATCTTTGGTTTCATTTATTTTTGACTCCATTCCTTCGATCAACTTTTTAATTTCATAGCTCATTTCAAAAAGTTTCGCTTCTTCTAGTTTTTGCTTCTCTTCATAAATAGATTGTTCTTCTGTATAAATCCCAACACCGAGCCTATTTAAATCGTTAATCCCCTGAAATGTTGCCCTCCGAGACGAACCGGCAGATTGTCGCCCCCATTGACCAGCGTAACTTCGTTTTCTAGCCCCGGCTTGTCGCTTATCTCTTTTAACTCGTGTATACTTTTTGCCTTTTGATCTATCTCTTTTTCTTTTATCAGGATTAACCCATTTAAAATCTCTGTCTCTTTTTCCAGGCGTAACATAAGAGCCATCTTCGCCGATGTCGCGCTTAGCAGGAGGCTCAGCCAACAACATTCCTTCTTCTTCGTCGCCTCCCAGTTCTTCGCCTTCTTCACCCCCTTCCTCACCGCCCAGTTCTTCCTCACCACCCAGTTCTTCCTCACCGCCCAGTTCTTCCTCGCCACCCAGTTCTTCACCGAAGTCCCCGCCAGCAGCGAGGGCTGCTTCAGCTTCGCCAGCAGCCTCAGCAGCAGCATTAAGCTGAGCATCATATTTGCGATCATAAAACATCTCACGTTGATTACGAAGGAATTCTTCCTCTGACATACTAAACAAATGCTCAGCAACCCAACGACGACTGAAGAAGCCTTCTGTTGCGGCGCCAGCGATATCAAACTTAGTTTTCCAATGTTCCAGTTCCTGAAGCTCTGCAAGCTTTGAAGGATTGTTAAGCGACAAAGTAAAGGTTAAAAGATCGTCTCCGCGAAACCCAAGAGTATAAAGATGAACAATGCCCACCTTTTCAAGCTCAGTTATCACAGCCCGCTGTAAACGCTGAATTGTTCTTGCAAAGCGAATATCCTTCTGTGCGAGCGTTGTTTTATCTTCTGTCCCTTCTTCACCTTGTGTTAAGTAAGAAGCTGGAATCTTGAGGGCTGAGAATAACTTATCTCGGAGATACTTAACATCGTCGATATCTGTGGTGTTTTGACCACCAGCCAAAGATTCGACCGTTGATTTACTATCCCCACGAATTGGTATAAAATAATCTTCCTCAATGCTCATAGGATTATAACGCAGGTCAACGCGCCCAGTGGTGTTGTCAACTATTTGATTGCGCTTCATCTGTGTCATAACTTTCTGCATATATTGCTCAACATCTTGAGGAGGTATGTTTCCAACATCAATATAAAATACTCGACGCTCTGGTGAACGAACGATACGATAAGCCATCATCGCATCTTCCATTAAAATTAATTGACGCCAAATTCTACGCGCTGCTTCCAGAATAGAAGATCCATATGGAGCGTATTTATCATTACCCAAAATACGAAAATGAGCCATTTGCCAGTTTTCAAACGTCATGGCAGCGGAATTCCATTGATATTGGACATAGTTTGGGTTTGTTTTGTCCTCTCCTTCTAGTCTTTCGATTTCGCCGGGAGGCATCCCGATTACCGTCTTAATCCCCAAGTGTTCATCGATATCAAGATACAAGAAGAAGTCGCCATATTTACACATAGTGCGAGCCCAACCAAACAAATTATATTCAACATTTATAATGTTCCGGTAAAGGGTGTCTAGCACCGCCTTAATTTCTTCGTTTGGACACTTAATAGAAAGCATAGATTGTAAAGAAGAGTGTGTGGTCATTTCATCTGCATAAATATCAAGAGCAGAAGCAATCTCTGGTGTGTACTCCATTTGATCAAAATCGGTATATCGCTCAGCGCGGCGCTGGTTAGCCATAGCAGATGCATGAATCTGCGTAAAAGGATTATACCCACTACGCTTAAACTGCTGCCCACTCGCACTCTTAAATCTCTGAGAAAAATGATCTAACTGACTGCGCTTATAGTTCCTCGTCATCTGAGACCGATAATTGGTTATCGGTCCTGAGAAAAGGCGTGTTAGGCGCCTGAATAAAGTTGATTCGGAATTACGAGGATTATCTTTCTGATCTGCCATTTACCTATCCTTTTAAAAGCCATGAGTATTGCTCATATTCTTTCATTTGTTCATTAAGTTTTCGAACACAATCTTTGTCATAGCCGACTTGTCCAGCAATTTGTGTATTTATTTTTGAATTCGTAAAAATCATAGAGTCTAGACAAGCCTTTTTGTAATTAACATTACGCCGGTTAACTGTTAAAGCCGTGTCCCTTACCCAACACCCTATAGCCAAAGACATCACCAAATCATCATGATAACTACGCATCGCTTGTGGTTTCCCGTTATTCCAAATAAAAGTCTTAAATTCGTTGAAAAGCCGACTAGAATATAAATTAATTAGTTTGTTTCTAATGAATTCTTCTAGCTTAGCGACAATTAATGGTCTCGTCTTTGAAGAGGTTGTAAATCCAGCAATTGCATTCCGAGAAGAATCAGCCATAGTCGACTCAATAAATTCATGCGTGCCCTTAATTGAATAATATATGTTAGGATATTCAAGCTCAACGAGCTTTTCTAAAACTGAAATTCCAATTCCTACATTTTCAACAACCAAAAGGGCATCCCCGTATTCTTTGCCCACTTGATTAAGTATATTGGCATACATATCTAAGCTAGGTTTTCCTTGATACTCGGCTACAACCTCCATAGTTTCAAGCTTAATTATGTGAAACACAGAATAATCTGCACCGTCGCCGCGCGCAACGTCCGCCACAACCAAATATGTGAACTCTGGACCATACTCTTCCCAAATCCAATAATTGCGATCAAACCCCGTTCGATGTTTTGGCTCTTTAATTGTTTGTTGAAGGCGGTCTAAATCGTCTGGGTGTATAACCGTTTCACCTGACGTATTAAAGTTGCATTCTAATTCTTGCGCTATCTGGCGCCGAGACATATTTCTTGTCTCATTTTCAAACCACTCTTGGTCTCTTTCTGGGTGGACATCCCAAGGCAGGCGGATGGTCTTAAAGTCATTTTCCTCCTGTTCTGCTTCGATGTATGTTTTGTGAAACCAGTTGCCGACACCATTTGGGGTAGACAAAGAAATACATCGACCACCCGTCGAAAGCGTGGGGTATAAACCAGTCCACAACTCGTTTAACCCCTCAACGTGTGCTGCCTCGTCAATCACCAACAGCGAAAGAGCCTCGGAGCGACCAGCATCCCCAGTAGTTGAAGTTGCTTTAATCTGCGAACCGTTCGAAAGTTCAAAACTGGTGCGATTGTCGACAGAAATGGTTGCAATACGAATCCACGGAGGCAGATTTCTCATAATAGCTTTAACTTTTTTTACTAAGTTGGCAGCCGTACTAAACTTAGTTGCCATGACAAGAATGTTTTTGTCTCTATGAAACAACATCAGCCAAACAACATAGGCAGCAACTATTGTAGAAATACCTAACTGCCGAGCTTTTAGAATGATCGTAAAACGGAAATCATTAAAATCTTCTAAAAGCGTATCTTGATATGTGTATGTCCTAAAAGGAATCAACCCCTTCATGGGGTGTGAAATCCGGCAATAATTGTTAATAAAATAAGCGGGCTCTTTGCCCGACTTAACTATTTCTTTAACAATTTCCTTCTTTGACAATTCATAAGTCATTATACATTTTTTCGTGAATCGTTGCTAGGACGCTTACCGTCCCAACCACCTTGATCCAAGAACTTCTGGAAACCGTCTTGAAGTTTGTCCGTACTTGGTTCTGCGTTCTTATCAACGCCCTTAATGTTAGTGATATTGTATGTTCTCTGAGCTTGACACCACGTTCTCACTCGGCTAGTATTCTGGACGATCACTCTGACCTCTCCATCAGCCTTAAGAGAGACGCTCTCGCCAGTTATCTTTTTACACTGCTTCTTGAGATACGAAGCAATATCCTCTATGCGCTGCTCAATTTCGTTTTCAAAGCCGCCTTTATAAACCTCCTGAAGCTTAATGTCTGCCTGGTAATGGATGATCATCTGGGGACCGCTAAACTTTATTTTAAAACCATCAAGAGTGCGCGAATCATACACTGGATGTCCTTCTTCTCTCTTTAATCCGATCTCGATGGGCTTGCCATCTGAATCATAAGCACCATCATATGCATTCGCAGCAGCTTGTGCAAGTCCTTGAAATATTTTTAATGATTCTGCTGACATTTTATTTTTCCTCCTTAGTAGGTCGCCATCCAGTTTTCCAACGCTTTTCCCTTCCTTCGACCCATTGAATGTGGCATTTTTTACAACAATCAAATTTGGTCATATATACATCATCCTGCACATTAAATGAAAAAGCTTCGCACACGGGACAGACTCTATTATGTTCTTTATTAAGTAGTTTTTTGGAAACAAAAACGCCATTGACTTCAATCTTCTCTGTTTTTTCTTTAAACTGATCTTCTTTCTCAATTAATTTTCGTAGTTGTTCTTTGTATTCTTCCTCTTTTTTGTCAGTCCAATATTTTCGCGGGTTCTGAATTGCTTCTTGCCCATATTTCTTTGCTATTGCCTTTTCAACTCTCACAATATAATTTGGGTCTTTGTTCTTTTTCATTGGTCCAGAACCTGATCAATGGCGTAGGCGGAACCTAATCCAATAACGATCCCTACCGCCACACTGGTTGCGACAACGGCTGGAATATTTAGTTTCTTGTTCTTCTTAATTATGTCTCGGAGTTCTTTTAACTCTTTGTCTCGCGTATCTATCTCTATTTGGCAACGGGCTTGGGTCTCATCTAAAGTTATTTGTATATTGCCCATAACCAAATCATAATCAAGTGTCAACTTTTCTTTTTCAAAATTACATAAAGCCTGTTGCTCTCGTTCCAAAAATTCTTTCCAGGTGAGAAGCTTAGCCGTTGCCTCGTCGTCAAAACAGGTGGCTTCGAAAGGAGCCCTGGCTCCTTGAGGCAACAACGCGAACTTGCCATCCCCAGCATGAGCAGGTACGCACAAAACTAAACTAATAGTTAATACTTGTGCAGCCCTACTCAACATGTTCAAACCCAAACTTTGATTCTATTTCTTTAATTAGTTGTTCTGGGTTGTCGCGTCGTAGTGCAACATACTCCTCTACTTTTTCTTCTTTGGCTAATGCTACCTCTTCCTTGAAGTCCATGTATTGCGACTCCAAAACAAAAACCTTTTCTTTGTATTCTTCTAAGGCTGCTTCTTTTCTTTCCGTCTCACGCTGATGGCTTTCTTTCAGTTCTTTAATCCTTGTCTCGTAGCTCTCCACCGTAGTTTCATAAGCCTTGATTAATGATTTATGATCCTGTGACCAAGCGACAGAAATGCCAACCACCATAAAGGCGATCAGCATCTCGCGCCAATATTTGGTCATGAACTTACCAAGCATTAATTACCCTTAAGTTTGACCACCGCATCGATAACGGCTTGACCACCAAGATACAGGGCTGAGATAGTAACCCAGTCACCACTCGATAAAAAGCCTGTAGCTGCCAATCCGGTAGCCGTTACCCATACAAGTAATTTTCGTGAAACTACCTTCTCTAATCCCCTATCTAAAGCTCCTTTAAACACACTCATGTTGCCTCCTCCTTCTTTTTTGTTGGCTTCTCAGAAGAACCTTCTGACGATTCAGGCTGCGAAGCGGCAAATACCATAATCGCACTATAAATTCCGGTCGCTTCTTCCAAATTAAACGCCCCTCGTTTCTGCGCCACATTGACAGCATTAATGAGGGTTTGTAAAGCGTCTTGTTGTGTCATATATTCCTCCTATAATATAAATAGTTTATTGCTTTATAAAAGCATATCCATCAAGCTTATCAATTGTTATCTGTGTATCAACACAATCCTTGAGCGAATCAAGATGTGTGATAAGTAGAACCGTCTTGAAATAAGACTTGATAACATCTAAAATTCTAATGAACCCTTCCATGTTCTCCGCATCAAGAGCCGTTCCCGGCTCATCAAGAATAAATATATCTCCCTTTGGGAGACTTGAGACCGATAGTAGTGCAAGGCGGATCGCCATAGCAGCTATCGTCTTCTCTGCGCCCGACCCCATTTCCAGAGGACGAGGATCAAAACTTGGGTGCTTAATAAAGATGTTTAATCTCTTACCGTCGTCTTCGAAGAAGACTTCAAAATCAACTATATTAGCAAGAACTTTAGCGATTTCTTCGTTAATCGCCGGAAGCCTTTTCTTGATAACATCATAAGCAATCCCGTTGCTATGCATACACCGCATAAATAAATCATAAGCTGAATATTCTTGCCTTAACTCTTCTAACTCTTCTTGTAAGCTAACAAGATTGTTTAGCTTCTCTTCGTAAGAGCCATGAACCTTGTAGAGATTTAAAATAGATTCCTGACACTTATCAAAGCGACCTTGGTTTAATTCAAGGTCGATCTCTTTCTTGCTCTTCTCGGCAAGAAAGTTTTCCAAATTCTCTATAGCTTCTTTGTTCTCTTGATATTGCTCTCTTTGAGCGTGCAAGCCTTGTAAGTCTCTTTTGAGATTTTCAATTGTATTCTTATTTCGTTCAATAAACAAATTCAACTTAACAATTCGTTCTGATAGGGTGCTCTTTCTAACGCAAAGTTGATTATACTTTTCAATATGAACTTCCACCTCATCCGGTTTCAGTGATACCAGTTCTTGGCTTGTTCCGCTCAGAAAATCAACTTTACTTTCTTTTTCCAGAAGTGCCTTATTAGCATCACAAATAAATTTACAATGTGGAAAACTGTTTCCACATGGTATACCCTCAAGAAGCTCTTCTTTCTTTTCAATTCGAAGAAGCTCTTGTTCTAAAGTTTTAATCTCGTCTCTCAAGTCTATGATAATTTCTTTTTTATCCATCACATCTTTAATGTCAAACTCACTTAGAAACTTGTCGACCTTATCGTGAACCTCGATCTTTTTCCCAAGCTCTGTTTCATCTTTGAGCAAATCTGTCGTCAAAAGCACATGTTCTTTGGTCTTTTGATCTATCTGACCAAGAACATGGGCAATATCAACCATGTCAACAGGCATCGATTCTATCTTCTGTATTACCTCGTTCATATCTTCAACAATTTTGGCGATAGTATTTTTGAGGTCGTCACAGGTGCTTTGCTGCTCTTGAAGCTGTGTCACGCTGTCGTTAACAAAGCCTCTTGCTTCTTGTATCTCTTCCTTAAAATCGCGACCTTCAAGCCTTTTAATGGCTCCTCTCAAATCTGCCGCATCTTCTTTTGAAAATTTAAATTTCTTTTCAAAAATCTCAAGATCTAAGAATTTGGCAAGTATCTCCTTTCGCTTCGTTGATCCCTCCCTCAAGAAAGACAAGGCATCAAGTTGCGAAGACATCGAGGAAGTTAAAAAATCATCTAAGGAGCCAAACACTTTTCGAATATTCTTATCCGTCTCATTTCGCGTCAAGCCGTTTAAGCTTGTTGTCTCGCGGGTCACCTTGTCAAAGCACGAAAAAACAATGCTCGTTTTCGCCTCAAGACTTTCATTCCCTTGATATTTCTTTATATATTTTTCTGAGTTGCGAACAATTGTATATACTTTATCGCCAATCGAAATCTTGATATTGCCAGAACCATATTCTTTATTCTGGTTGATGATATTAAGATTCTTTCTCTCGTTCTTCGATGTAGAATTAAAGATCGTATATAAAATGCTATCGATCACAGACGATTTTCCAGAATAGTTCTTCCCAAATATTCCTACAGTACCATTAAGCTTGGAGAAATCAATAGAGTTGTTCTCTCCGTAGTTGAAAAGGTTGTCCCATTTTGCGTCCTGTAGGCTCCAATTTATGTTCCGCGTAACTTCTTCCTTGTCCTCGGCAATTTTATTGTATTTTAGATTCAGTTCATAAACTTTTGCCAAAACCTTCTTGGGAACTTCATAATCCTTAAGATATCGCGCTATTAATCTTTCTTGCACAGTTATATCACGAAGATTTTCTTTCTTTAAACTTTCTGCAAGACTGCTAACATCTCCTCTCCTCCCGGCAGCACGATTCAAGAATGTGATTGCTTCCGGCTTGAAACGATGTTTAGCTACTTCGATAGCACGCCGCATCTTCACCAACGACAAACTGTTGTTCGAAACAATTCGAAGCCGAGCACCAGAAGGAACCACGGCTTTCTTTGAAATCTTGCCAGCTTTTGTCAACTCAACAGTTACAAATGGCTTAGGATTTAAGAGTTTATGGTGTTTGCAAGTAAAGGATTCTTTATCTTTGATATCCCAAATTAAGAATCCTTTATCATTGGTCTCCCCATGATTCTGTTGAATTGTGGAACCAGGATACCTTACACGCCCTTCTACATCAACGATCTGGTTGGTCTTGTGAATATCCCCCAGAAACGCAAAATCATGATTCTTGAAAATTTCGGGTGCATGGTCTCCATATTCCATGACCCAGCCAGTGTCTGTCTCAACACCAGCAATGGATCCATGATACAAAGCAATGTTCACATTCTCTTCGTTTAAAGGATCAGCCCAGTTGTCCTCGTCAAACACTGAAAGCACGTTCAGACTAAAGCCATTCTCCAAATCAACTTCGCCAGACTTCTTAAGCAAATGCAAGTTAGGAAGATTCAAAGCTTCAACGATAGGGGTTAGGGCGTCTTGACGACTACTATTCTTTAAGTTACCATCATGGTTCCCCAAGATGATATATGTCGGCGCGATAGCTTCCAAATTTCGAAAGAAATCTGAACAAAGCTCCACGAATTCAGGCGATATCTGTGTCTTTGTGTGAGCAATATCACCACAATGTACGATACATTCTACCCCTTCTTTCTTAAGAATTTCATATAACTTATCAAAAACAACACGATATTCTTTCTGATATTTCAGATTTCGGATGTGTGTATCCGCAATATGCGCAAATTTCAAACATACCTCACTTAGTATTCCTATTTAATATAACACAGCAATTTCAAAAGTCAAGAGCAAACCCGCCTTTTAGATAGACGCCAACCTTTCCCATAGATGATTATCAGAGGTCATAAAGATTGCACCGCTCTTCCTTTCTTCAAACTTTTCACTTGACATCTCCGCAATGTCATCATAGCCAGATGTATCAATCTTAGATACAGCCACGCCATATGATAAGAGACTTTGAATAATCTTGCTCGTCTTGGCTTCTGCGTCTTCGTCGAGAGCCAAAAAGACTTTAGCACCGCCCTTGAGGAGAGCCTTGAATAGCCTGCCCCCTTCTCGCAAAGTTGAGCCAAGAATAGGAATTCCGTTGCCAGCCTTGATGGCATCAAAAATACCCTCCACGAGAATCACATCTTTATCCCAATCTATATAAAGCTCATTAAAGACAATATCCTTACTTACAGGAGGATTTTTATATTTCTTCCAATCCTCCACAATAGAACGAGCTACATAATAATTTACAAATCCATCCTTATTGAAAGACGGAATAACAACGCGGTTTGCATACTCCCCACCAGAACAATAGCCGATCTTCCACTTAACGATATCGGCTCTAGTTATTCCCCGCTGTGAAAGATATCGAAGGAAAGGTCTTGCTGATCTTGGCAAATCTTTATTGGCGAGAGACTCGAATTCATCGGGCAACTTTAAAATCGTTTCTGCTTCTACTTCGACCTTTGGTCCAAACAAGTTATCGAATTCCCCCAAATCGACTTTACCAACAAGTTCCTGCCATTCGCGAAAATGAGTGAGGGATCCATAACTGCGAATCACCCGACCAACGTTTCTCCCGCGCTCGTCACAGACCCAGCACTTATAATAGTTCTTTTCTATGTTCACCGAAAACTTGCGCTTATGATGACGGCAATACGGACAAGCGAATAAGAGTTCGTTACCTCGATCAAAAGATGACCCAAGGACGCTTCTTAAGATTCTAATTTTTTCGCTTCGCATATCACCCCCCGCTTTGCGATTGCTATAATATTAGTTTAACACTAGAGAGCTTAAAAGTCAAGGGGCTATTGTTTTACCTTATACGCTCTGCGAGCCTTTGTGCCTACGTCATACATGGTGCCGCCCCCACGAATTGCTTTCCTGGTCTTCGGGGAAAAAGTGTCTTTGAGATATTGGTCTATTTCATCCGGATTGGCTTTTTCCAACTGTTCCGCATCTTCATGGGAAAGAACCACGTCTTTAAGCAGCTTCTGCTCCATTTCTATATAATGCTCTATTTGCTTTTCAATCTTGTTCAGGGCACTTCCGGAGGCTTTCTCTTTGTCATCATTCAGATCTTTTATTTTCTGGTCTATTTGTTCAAACTTCTTCAAACGCTGAAGTTGCTGCGCATCGAGAGTACCTTCGACCGACGCAAGTGGAGCTTTCTGATCCGATGGGATCTTAGCCGGATCATATCCACGCTCGGGAGACCAACCTGGCGATGCCTGCGGGGGACCGCCAACGTCGGTGAGGTGAGGGGCTTGTGCCGGCTTGTCTCCGCGCTTGTGGACGACCGTGCCTCGATCCTCAATAGCCTGTTGATACTCAGCGGAGGTCATCTCCTCGGCACCGTAGGCGTCGGTGGCGGTGGTGGCTTGTGCGGGTGCGGCAGCAAGTAGGGCTGTCGCGATAAGTGCGCCTTTGCCCATACTCATTGCTTTCTTCACGATCGGAAGATCAAGAAATCCTTCGTCGATTCTACCGTGAATCTTTTGATATTGTCTTGCTTCCCGAATGATTATTGTTCTTACTAGTTCTTCCTTAATGACCTCTCTAAGTTGCGTTTTAGTTATCAGCATTTTTTTGTTTCTCCAATATTGATCCTGCTCTTGCTATGACTATTGAATCTGCCCTATCATAAGAGTCTGGTTTTGGGTTTCCATGACGAGTATACTCAATAACAAACGATGACTCATTCTTCAATAAATAGTCTAAGACAACGGCTTTTGCTTTTTCTCCTCTAGGGACTTTAATACCGCAAAGTTTTCGAGCACTTGTCGCCGCGATGTACTCTGGTTTAATCTGAAATAAAGCATAAACAAGCCAAGACACAATCCCGTTAAAGCGAGATAAACTTGAAAGAGTCTTTGCAGATGAAAAACCTGAGCGGAACGCCTGTAGCGACTGTTCAATGTAAACGTGTTCAATCTGTTTGCCATATTTTCTGTGTATTTCTGCAACATTTTGTCTTATTACCTCCGCTTTATCAAAAAAATCTTTATACTTTCTTGTGTCCCATGCTCCGTTCTCGATTATATTCCCCCGAGAATCAAGGATGGTATAGCCCGTAATGCTGGTAGATATATCTAAACCAAGAATCATTTATACAATATAACTCTTTAGCCTCAGAAGTCAACTTTTAATTTGAACGTGAATTCGCGATCCTCTGTTTTCTTTACCGGCGTTGCAAGGTTTGCAATACCAATCAGATTTCGATCATTATCATAAATAGCCACTTTTGTGATGTAAGTTTCTTTTTCAAAACTTCCCGTCGGCTCAACATAAGAGGAGCTTACCATATTTCGAATTGAAAGTTCACGCTCTTGAAAATAATAAGCGCCTGTAATTGGGTTTGCGATAGAAGCACTTTGTTCCCACTCGATATAAGTAGGATTATTAGAGTGATTTAATTCACCCTTGTTTGCATGTGCAAACATTGTCAAAGTAGGGACTTCTTGAGTTCCTTGAAAGCTCAAAGAATAACTAGACGATTCAATAATTGAAGAAGGATTGCCATCATTTGCGCCGACACCAAAGAACAACCACGAACCAGTCTGTGGGTTGGTGACATCATTAGTGTAGTTTCTTGCAAGCTCTGTCATATTCCAACTACCGGTCAGTAAAAGGAACCCTTCCTTATAAAGAACAACCCCACCGACAGAGCCACTTCCATTTGCTTGCGAAAGAGTTGAGCCACTAACTTGAATAAGCTCGCCATTTTTATTTTTATCCTGTAGCTCTCCGATTAACGTACCGGTCATATAGAATTGTAATTTGACTGTTCCCTTTTTTATTTCGGATCCATAGAAAATTGAAGGAATAGATATCAAGTTCATCGGTTGTGCGCCCTTATCCCACTTAAGAGTACCCCGCGTAGATGTATAAGAATAGTGCGCGCTCATAGGCTTATAATGATTTAAAGTGTTCTTTAAAGCCTGTATGTTTCTGCGGGTAGCATTTTCAATATAATAATCCCTCGTGATAGAAGCCGATAAAGGATAGCTAGAACTTAATATATCCCCATACGAAAAATCACTATTATATTGACTCGTGCTAATCGTTTTAAAAGCCGTAGTGCTCCCTTGTTTTGTCACAAAAGGATATATAACCCCCTTATCGGGAATATCTGTAATTATTGAACGACCGGTTGTTTCTTCAAGTCTATCGACGTTAAGCTCGTATAAGTTTAAATGCCCAGTCGAGACATTGGGAACACTGCTTGCGAATGCTCCCGACATTTCTGAACGGTTGTTCAGAAAAATTCTTCCGTCATAAATTACAAATTCTGTTTCAGGATAGGTCTTGATGACGTTGAAGAATTTATCTGTTTCCCCAAACTTGAAAAGAGGCATAACGTTCCTCCTTTAATAATCAAGACGAACGCGCAGTGTTAGCTCATTGGTTGGCGTCTTCTTGAGAGGCTCAGATAACTTAGCTGTCGCAAGTAATTCATTATCAGCGGAGTAAAGACCAACAGAAGTAATATAAGAAACGGGCATGTCTGTGCTCTTATTCTTGACAACTAACTTACTTGAATTTAAGTAAGTGGGATTGGAAGAATAGTTATACTCATTGTGGTTTGCGCGACAGAAATAAATCGTAGAATTTAATTCAGTCGTATTGTTAAACGAAAGTGTTTGGAGACAATTTCTAACTCCATCACAGGCACCAGATATAGAGCCAGCGGTGCCCGTCATAAAAGCATCATAACTAGTGGAGTTTGATGTCTCATCGGCGGTTGCATATGCTCCCGAGGCTGGTGGTCCAAAACCACCGCCGAGACCCGATTGTTTACGGTCGCCTCCAAAAACGGCTCCCGTCAAAACAACAACGCCTGCTTGATAGTAGATCAGCCCAACCTGCGAGCCCGTTTCTGAATATAAAATTCCATACTCGCCAGCGGGCGAATTTACTCTATAGTCTGTCACAGAGCCAGAGTCGTTGATTTTAATGGGGACGGTTGTGGTGGGGGTGCCTCCGATTCTGTTTCCGGGCAGATTCCCCGTCGCAAATTGTATCGAAAAAGAACCTTTTTTAATTTCATCTTTGCTAAGCAATCGTGCAAAATTTAAGAACACAACTTCTTTTAATTTTGTGCCCCCTGATAAATCTCCATCTCTATCAAACTCTCTAAGTGTCCCAGTTTCGTCATAGCCAACAAGGGTTTGAGCCATCTGATTATAAAGATTAATCTTCTTAGCCTGCTGTGCCGTTGCATTAGGAGAAGATTGTGACAAATTAGAGTTTGCAGAAAACCCCACTGTGACATCAATGATGTGGTTTGCCGAAGAACTCAGATAAGGATAATCATAAATACTTTGGAACATACCGTGAGCATAGTTTTTGATGTTAGCGTCAGCGGTGTACGTTCCAGAAACGATCGTTCCAGTAACTGGAATTGCCTCGTGAAGAAGTGTGCGCGTTGTCGCAACATCGTTATTTAGAAAACTTTTAAATATTGTAGCCATTTTTTAATCCTTATACTTTCTTCGCGAAACGAACAGGAATATCAACTTTATACCCTGTTGTTGCGCCTGTGATACGAACGACTGAATCGAGGTAGTAATACGAGGTTGAACCATACGTTAACGTACCTCCTAGCTCGGTAAACAAAAACGTACTAGAATTCAAATCAATTGATGCCTGAAACCCAAATTGCAAGTAAGTCCCACGAGGACCAGAAATAACTTGAGTACCCGCTGTGTCTCTAATGGTGTTTGTATACACATATAGGTTGTCTGTCCCCAAAGATAAATAATAATTTGCTATACTATCATCATCAATAAACGATACAGAAGCTAAATTCGTACCTCCCGTATCTATTAAACTGGCGAATCTATTATCCATTTCGACGATATACTGTGTCTCTGTCAGGTCTGCGTCCAATAGGTTAGCCGGGGAAATATCAGACGTGTTCAGCCCCTGATCCAACCTGACATAGTTTCCATCGGCACTTGGTCTAGCCCCAAAGAGAAGACCGGCTACGTTATCAGTATTAAGCTGATCTTCTGTATCTTCATCAACAGCTACTATGAAATAATTATTTGCGTGCATTGCGGTAGCAGTTCCAGCAAAGACTTCATTTAACTTT